GAAGAATGGTTGCGTTATGGTCATCCGGTCTTGATGTATACGTTTAGTCCTGAAAGTGTAGCTGATGTTGTGAAGAATGGGCATTATGTAATACGTAATGATTATGTTGAGTATCATGTGGATGGTGGCAAAACTGTCGTGCATCGCATTTGGGATTACAACCAGGATGTGATGTATGTAAAGTTGCGGCGACCATCATTTTCGTGGATTAGCTGGAGAATGCATCCTTATAGATGTATTAAACAGAATGTGTGTTGGTGTTTTGCTGAATTGTTCTCCCGCGTGGGCTTGGTGGACCATGCAAATGCCATGATCTTTTATGTGGACCAGTTTGTCATGTCTAAACACCGGCGGATTGTATCTTTGATACCATTCGCTAGGGTATGGATGTGGGATGGTGATTTGTATGGTCGCGAGTTACAAAGAGCAAGATTAACTTTTGGAGAATTTAACGTGTTGCGTACGTCAACTCCAGAAGGTCCCATGGTTAGTTTGGGTAGAACGGGAGTGTTCTCTTCTGTCATGATTCCTGAGTCAAAACTTGAGGTACTTAAGGTGGGATATGAATTGTCTTCTAAACCACAACTTTCTGATACTGAGCGTAGAAGTAAGCTAGGTTGTGATGACGCAATCATATTGCACAAGTATCTCATGACGGGAGCTCATGGTGGAGAGTATTTTGTGCACAAAGCAGGGGATCTCGCTAAACATTACCAAATAGCAGAAAATGCTGATGAGGAGGAGCCGAATGATTATGCTCGTCTGTATGCAGCATCACCGCTTGGTAACGTTGAAGCGGTATTCCCCTCTGAGTGTAGAGCAAATGAACTTGATACTATAAGAAATCGAGTTGAGAAACCACACAAGGCTGCAGCACGAGTTAAGGTTCGAGCCTGTTACACCGAATATGCTCGGGAGTTCGTGGATGGTGTCGTGGGTGACCGGCAAGGTAGCCCCCTCTCAGTTGAAGAGGTTGGAGAACTACAAAATGGTCCACGGCAACGCCAGCGAACACTTCGGGCAGTATTGGTGGCTGCAGAGAAATTTGTGGCTAAGGCGTTTCAGAAACGAGAACCATATACTGTTGCTAATAATCCTCGGAATATTACTACATGTCCAACAACCCACACGCTACGACTCTCTGGCTTTACGTTGGCATTCAAGCGTGATGTACTAAAACACCACCATTGGTACATGCCATGTCATACTCCTAAGGAAATTGCTGAGAGTCTGATGCGGTTTGTTGGTAAAGAACGTGAA